GGTCACGATCGACCTGCTCGTCAACCCGCCCACGATCATCCCGGAGATCATCCGGAGCTACGTGGCCGCCAACCAGGGCTACTTCATCGAGGAAGTGTTCAACACCCCGGGGATCACCGTCTCCGGCGGGGCCGTCATCTACACCGAGACGTTCCCCGAGGACTACTTCCTCCCGGCCGACCAGAACATCCGCCCGCGCGCTCCTGGCGCCGAGGCGGCGCGTCTGGGTTCGAGCCGGCACACGCCGAAAGTCAGCCGGCCGGAGTCCTACGCCGGCTCGATCGAAGTCACCGATGAGGCCAAGCGGCGTAACCAGGCCTACGCGGTGCAGCGCCAGTTCCAGCAAGCGGCCAATTCGTTCGCCGACAAAATCCAGTCCCGCGGCATCCAGACCCTCACGGGGGCCGTCGCGAGCTGGGGCCGCGAAATGACCGCGGTCACCAAAGGCTGGCGGAAAGACTTCACGGAAGGCCTGCTCAAGGCTGACCCGCTGAAGCTCCCGATGGCCGACCTCGCCGCCGTCTTCCAGCAGTTCCAGGAAGACAAAGCGGGCATCCTGCCGGACCTCGTCCTGCTCAACCCCAAAGACGCGTTCTACGCGAACATCGCCTACCCCAACGGGCAACTGAAGGCGCTGTTCGCGGAATGGAACCTCGACTACCGGTCCTCGCCGCTGGTCACCGAGGGGACCGCGCTCTTCGTCAAGAGCGGAGAGGTCGGCCACATCATGTTCGAGAAGCCCCTCGACCAGGAGTACACCCGCGAGGGCGAGCGTAAAACCGACGTCTACACGCTGGAGACGGTGCCGGTATTCGTCGCCGACAACCCGGCGGCGGTCATGGCGGTGACGGGGGTGAACGGCAATGGCGCCTAGCGAGGAGGTACTTCGCACCCAGCTCGCCTGGGTCGCGATCAAGGGCGGCGGCCGTGCGTGCGTCAAGCACGGCGAGCCGCTGCCCGTCAACGTGGTCGACGGCGAGGCGGAGTACCTGCGCGAGCAGGGCGCTCTCGTCAGCCCGGATGCGCTGGTTATGCCCGAGGGCGACCCGATCGACGAGGTCGACGCCCTGGTCGCCAGCACCACCGAGGCGCAGCTGACCGAGTATGTCCGTGACGCCACCATCAAGGACATCGTGGCCGCGGTCGGTGACAACGCCGAGCTCGCTCAGCGCGTGCTCACCGCCGAGGCCGACGCGACCCACAACGAGCCACGGCCCACGCTGGTCAAGGCCCTCGAGAAGGTCATCGAGGCCAAGCCGGCGCCCGAGGGCGAGTAGCGATGACCACGCCCCGCAGCGTCTCGGCTGCGGGGCGATAGACCATGGCCCTGGACGATCTCAACCCGACGTTGGAGGAAGTGGGTTCGCATCTGCGGGTGCGGACGAAGACCAGAATGGGCGAAGAGATCGGGACGTTCAACGCCGAAACCCGGCCGACGGCTGACCAGGTAACCCCGCTCCTGGCCAGAGGGGCGCGCGCCGTCGCCTCCCACATCGGAACCGAGATATGCGAGGGCGGCGACGCTGAAAAACAGGCCGAGCTATACGGCGACAGTCGGGATGCCGCCGCGCTCAAGGTGGCCATGCGCATCGAGCGCTCCTACTTCGCCGAGCAGGTGGGCTCCGGGAAATCCCCCTACAAAGAGATGCTCGACGAGTACAAGGAAGGGATCAAGACCCTGATCGAGGCCGTCGCTGAGCATTGCGGCGGGGGGGACGGGGAATCGGTCGGTGGCGCTGGCCTGCTGCCGGAGGGCAGCTTCCCCCCGGCGGCCGACACCGAACAGGTGCAGTGGTGAAGCTCTCCCTTGACGTCTACGGCGACGAGCAGATCAGCCGCGAGCTGTTGCGGTTCTCGGCCTACGCCGGCAACGCGCAGCCGGCCTTTCACAAGATCGCGGAGGACATGCGCGAGCAGATCGGCGAGCAGTTCGCCACCGAGGGCGAGCGCGGCTCGGGTGGCTGGGCGCCGCTGAGGGAAGCGACGATCGCTGCGAAGGCCGCTGCGGGCCTGGACCCCCACATCCTCCAGGCGACCCACGCGCTCATGGAGTCGCTGACCGGATCCGGCGGCGACCACATCGAGCAGGTCACCGACGACTCCCTGCTGTTCGGCTCGAGCATCTCCTACGGCAAGTTCCACCAGAAGGGCACGTCGCGCATGCCGGCCAGGAAGCCCGTCGACTTCACCGAGCTGGACCGTCGCGGCTTTGTGCGCACCCTTCAGCGTTACCTAGTCGAGGGCGTGTTGCGATGAGCGACCCAGTCTTTGGCCCGTTGATCGACGAGCGCGACGTGCAGCATGCGGTCCGCGACACGATCACTCTCTGGATCGAAACCTACCTCGCCGTGGTCGAGCGCAAGATCGAAGTCGATCCGCGCACGTTGCTGCTGCCTCGCTCCTACGTGCTCAAAGACGACGGGACACTGGATAAACGCCCTGAGGATCAGATCCCCTCGGTGGTCATCCTCTGCCCCGGCACGGCCGGCGATCCGCGCATGGATGGCGAGGGGCTCTACCGGGTGCCCTATGCGGTGAACGTCGCGGTGATCGTCAGCGCCATGGACGAGGTCTCGACGAGCGACCTTGCCAAGTTCTACGCCGCGGCGATCCGGAACCTGCTGGTCCACAACGGATCCCTTGGCGGCTTCGCCGAGTCGACCCGCTGGCGCGGTTCCCGTAATGACGAACTTCGCCCCGAGGACGATCGCACCATGGCCGCCGGCACCAACGTCTTCGAGGTGCTCGTGCCCGATGTCGTCCAGAAGGGCGCCGGCCTCAAAGCTCCGCCCGACGAACCCTACGAAGAGACCGAACTGCCCACCGTCACGAAAGTCGACGTGGAGCTCGAACCCGAGGAGATCGCATGAGTCCACCGAGATATCGCGTCGCTTCCACCCACGCCGAGGATCTGGCGAGTGGTGCCACCTTCGAGCCCGGCGCAGTCTGCGTCGGGGTCAACGAGAAAGACCCTCACGATCAGCGATTGATCGAGGAGGGGCGGCTGGTGCCGCTGCGTGCGAAACGCCCAGCGGCGGCCAAACCGAAAACCACCGATACTGAGGAGGCCAAGTGAGTCCCCTGCCCGGAGTCACCTATGAAACGCGGGATAGCTCCGGTACCTCGGGGCCGCCCCTCGACACCGCCACCGCGTTCATCGCGGGGCTCGCCGAGCGCGGGCCTACCGATCGACCGGTGTTCGTCTCGACGCCATCGAAATACGAGTCGGTGTATGGGGGGGAAGTCCCCTACGGATATCTCGACGACGCCGCAGAGATCTTCCCCGACGAGCAAGCAGCCGGCGCGTGGTTGCTGCGGGTGGTCGGCAAAGGGGCGAAAACGTCCACGGCCAATCTCGAAGATGGCGAAGGCGACACGCTTCAGGTAGACGGAGTGTCCCCGGGCAAATGGGCCGACGACATCACCGTCGACGTCGAAGTCGCCGGGGGAAACTTCACTCTCGTCATCTCCTACAACAAAGTGGAGGTCGAGTCGGAAACCTTCGCCACCACAGCGGAGGCAATCGCCTGGGCGGAGAACTCCGAATACATCCGCCTCAAAGACCTCGGCGGCGGCGATCCTGAAGCGCAGACGGTCTCTCTGGCCGGCGGCGACGACGACCGCGCCAGCATCACCGACGAAGACCGGGCCGCGGCGCTGGAGCTGTTCACCGCCGACCTCGGACCGGGGCAGGTGCTCTATCCCGGCGCCACCACCACGGCGATGTACACGGCGCTGCTGCAGCACGCCGAATCCCACAATCGGACGGCGATCCTCGATGGCGCCGACACCGCGACGGTGGCGACGCTGACGGGCGCCGCGACGACCCTGCGGGCGCTTGGCGATCCGGCCCGCTGCGGGGGCCTGTTCGCCCCGTGGCACGTCGTCCCCGGTCCAGCGGCGGCGACCACGAAGACGATCCCGCCTTCGATCATCCAGGCGGCGCTCATCGCCCGCAGGGACCGGGAGACCTTCGATCCCCTGATCGGGGTGTGCAACCCGAACTCAGCGGCGGCCGGTGTCAAAAACGACGCCGGGGTCTCGAAGGTGGCGACAGGCCTCTCGCAGGAACCGTGGACCGACGCTCAGCGGGAGACGCTGAACGATGCCGGGGTCAACGTGATCCGGATCGTCTACAACCAGGTCGTCACCTACGGCTACCGGACCCTCACCAGCCCGGTCACCGATCAGCTCAACATCTGGCTCAACAACCGTCGGATCGACATGGCGATCATCGCCGCGCAGGTCGCGCTCGGCGAGGAATTCAACTTCGGCCAGGTCGACGGCCGCGGTCGGAAGCTCGCCGAATTCGCCGCGGCCATCAGCGGGCGGGTGATGATGCCCTATTGGGAAGTCGATGCCCTCTTCGGCGACTCTTCCGAAGAGGCCTACCACGTCGAGACCGGCGATCAGGTCAACCCGATCGAGCAGCTCGCCAAAGGTGAAGTCAGGGCCGAGACCGAAGTCAAGCGGAGTCCGCTCATCGAGCGAACGAAGCTGATCTACGTAAGGAGGGCACTGTGAGCGGCGTACTCAAGTATCAGTGGATCGTCACCGTCTGGATCGAAGGCATCGGCGACCTCGGCAAGTTCGACCAGTCGACCGGCGGCATGGGCGACTCCGAGGAGAAGAAGTACCGCGAGGGCGGTGAAGTCTTCGAGTCGGTACTGCTCGCCGCCAAGACTCGCTCCAATGTCTCGGTCGAACGGCTGTGGAAGGGCGAACGCGACGGGCTGATCTTCAAGCGGGTCGACAACGCCCGCGGGAAGAAAATGATCGTGACCAAGCAGCCCGCAGATGAGGATCTGAATCCCGTCGGCGAACCGCTGATCTACAACGGCAAGGTCAAAGCCGTCACCGGCCCCGACACCGATTCAAGCGACTCCAGCGGGGAGACAAAGCTCGTGATCGAGCAGTCCACCGCCGGCGCCATCGGCTAACGCCGAGCCCCTATCGAAGGAGAGAGATGACGAACACCACGGCTGCCCTTGCCACGGGCGGCGAGGTTGAGGGTGCCCCGAAACCGACGAGCCTGGCCGACGAGCTAGCGGGAATCCGCAGGGCCCTGGCCGGGGAGCGCAAGCCCAAGCTATTCGAGCTGCCCGGCTATGGCCCCAAGCTCCAGGTGAAGTACAAGATCGTCGATTACGACTCCGTCAACGAGATCGGCGACAAGGTCGGCGAGCAGGTGCGCTCCGAGCAGATCGACGATGCCATGCTGGCCGGCCTCAGCGACACCCTGGTCGCCGCCTGCGTCGGCTTCTACACCGAGGTCGACGGCGAGGTAGTCCCGCTCGAGCAGGCCGAGAACCTGGAGGGCGGGCCGATCCGCTGGGGTGACGACCGCCTGGTCGCGCTGCTGAGGCTGGAGCCCCACGCAGGCGAAACCTTGCGGGTCCGGGCGATCATCCGCGGCGTCCTGGGTGACGACAAGATGCTCGTCGTCGAGCACGCGCAGGACGTGACCAATTGGATGGAGCGCTCCCGTAGGCAGGTAGACACCGATTTCTAGAGAGCCTCGCCGGGGATCGCCGCGTTCGCGCGGCGGCCAAGGCGGGGCTTCTTGGCTTTGACCGGGATGCGTATCTCGCCGAGCGAGCCCCCGCAAAGCAGGTGTTGAACGCGGCGCTGATCGACGAGGCGGATCGCGTTCGCGCCGACTGGATGGAGGAACTGGCCGTGCGGATCATCGCCGCGCTGAGCCGCTCAATGTGACCTGACCGAGGAGGTGGAACCGTGTCGCTGAACGACGAGCTGCTCTTGATCCGTCTGGAGCTGAAAGGCCAACGCGAGGCGATCTCGGGTCTCCGTAGCGTCGACAAAGCCCAGCAGGGCCTCAGCACCTCGACGACCGCCACCGGGACCGCTGCGGGAAAGGCCGAGAAGAAGACCTCTCGCCTCTCCCGTGCCTATGCCTCCCTGGGGAAAACCGCCCGCTGGGGGTTCGGGATCATCGGCGTCGCCGGCGTCTTCGCGCTGAAGAATGCGATCACCAACACCGAGGAACTGGCAAAGACGACCCTTGGCCTGAGCCGGAACCTCGGCCTCAGCACCAACGTAGCCTCGCGCTGGGGCGCCGTAGCCCAGGCCCGCGGAATCGACTCTAAAGCGCTGGGGATGAGCTTCGGCGTCCTGTCGAGCAAAATGGTAGAAGCCGGGCGCAAGGGTGGCACCCTGCTGACGCCGTTTCACCTGCTCGGGATCAGCCAGGACGAAGTCGCCAAGGGCGCTGGCAACTTCCAGTGGGGGATCATGCGCGTCGTCAAGGCCCTCGGCGAAGAGGAAGGCGGCTCCAAACGCGCCGCCGCCGCCAAAGCGGTGCTCGGCAAAGGCTATTCGACGATCCTGCCGCTATTCGCCGAAGGCACGAAAGGGCTGAAGGAACAGCTCCACTGGGCGGACAAGTACGGCGTCACGCTCAACGGCAAGACGAACGGCGCGATCATGGACATGGTCACCGCTCAGCGGGAGAGCAAAGTCGCGGTGCTCGGGCTCCAACTCGCGTTGACCAAGGCCCTGATGCCGGCGATCGTGGGCGGCCAGCACGAACTCCAGAAGTTCATCGCGACCCTCAACGACCCCAATCTCACCGGCAACCAGAAGATCAGCCGGATCGAACAGCAGTTCCTCGGCCTGGAGGACACGCTGATCGGCATCATCACCGACGCCTTGCCGAAAGTCGCCGAACAGGGCGGCGCGCTCGGGCTGAAGCTGGCCGGCGCTGTGTGGTCGGGATTCATCCACTCAGACCTCAAGGGCAAACTGGTGATCTCCGCTTGGCTCTTGCACTTCATGGGCGGCGGGGGGCTGATCAAGGGTGTCGCGGGCAGGGCCGGGAAGGCCATCGCGGTGGGGATATTGACGACACTCTTCCCCGCCTTGGCTGCTGAGTTCGCGGTCACCGGAAGTCTCGGGTTGATGCTCAAAGCGCGGTTTGCGAACCTCGGCACAGTCTCCGGCCGGGTGTTCACCGCCGGCATGGTTCTCGGTACCGCTCTGATCGGGTTCGTGCTAGCAGAACAATTGGACAAGCACACCCACTTCAGGCAGTGGGGAATAAACGCCGCTGAAAACTTTGCCAACGGGCTAATCGAAGGTCTCAACAAGCTGTCACAGCTCGGGAAAATGCCTGGAGAAATGAATCCCGTGCTTGAACTGCTCGGCATAGACCCGTCAAATCCGATCCCGCCCGTCAACCTGCACAACGAAGGGTCGGGGAGGCCGAAGAACAAGTTCGGGATTCCCCACGCCGATCCCAGCCACCCCGGCAATCCTTTCCATATAGGTCAAGGGCACAAGCACCACGGCACCCCCCCCCGTCTCCCGCGGCTGAACATGAGGGGGTTTGGCGGCGCTGGCAGGCCGATCACGGTGCCGATCACGGTCATGCTCCCGGATGGACAGGTACTCGCCAAAGCCACTGCTCACGCTGTCGCGGCAGGCGAAGCCCTCAGCTGATGAAGCCCGTCCGCATCGTCGCCAAGGATCCGGCGATCGACATCACGATCCCGATGGGGGACGGGCCGGCGATACCCACCGGTGGTCTCGGAGGCTGGGTTCCCGTGGAGCTGCAGGACGACGTCGATGCCGTCGACTGGGAAGGCCAGCGCGGCCTTGGCGAAGATGTGCCGCTGCTACTCAACGGCCTCGAACAGGACGACCCAGTCGATCGCGAGTGGAACACGGTCAAAAAGCTTGGCCGCGATCCCAACGGTGACGAGCGCAAACCCCCGGTCTTCCGAGTCTGGGGACCGCTCGACGCACCCGAAGGCAAGGCATGGGTGCTCCCCGACAACGGCATCGAGGTACTCGAAATGAGCAAGCGCAAGGGAGATGGTGCGCTGCTTCGCGTCGAATTCGTCCTGCACCTCCTGGAGTACACCGCCCCCGAGGTGATAAAGGCGCGGCGCCGGAAGAAGGGCAAGGCCGGGCTCTCCCAGAACGTCGCCGTCGGCGGCACCTACACGACGAAGGCCGGGGATTCCTTGATTTCCATTGCCGCGAGGCTCTTCAACGACTGGAAGCGCTGGAAGGGGCTCGGCGAAGCGAACGGTATCTCCGATCCCAACCGCAAGCTGCCGGCGGGCAGGGTCTTGAAGGTCCGATGAGCCCCGCGGTAGCCGATGCGCGAGCGCTTGATCGCGTCCAGGGCATCGACAGCAGCCTTAACGACCTGACTCTCCGAGACGGGCGCCGGGTCGCGGTCGAGCTCGGCGGGCGGATCTTGAGGACGCCGACGCTGAAGCGCACGATCGCCGGCGGCAGTTCGGTGGAACTCCAGGTGCAAGACCATGAGCTCGGTTTCCTCGCAGCCTCGCTGGCGGCAGAGAAGTTCGACGCGCAGATCGACGGCCTGCACTTCCGCTACATCGGCGCCGACCTCGGCGACTCCTCGATCACGATGACGCTGAAGGACCGCGACATCGCGGTCCTCGAAGAATTCGAGGGGCCGATCTCCGCTTTCCGCGCAGACACCACGCGCGCCGAGTTCATCGTCAGCCTGGTCCGCAAAGCGCGGCCGAATGCGGCGGTCACCTGCCCCGAGCTTCACGACATCCAGCCGATCGAAACCAAGCGGCAGGCGAAGAAAGCCAAGGATGAAGGGAAGGCGAACCGGGGCAAGGGACTCGGCGACGCCAAGGGCCTGACGGTCGACGGGGCAGCGGCGAGCAAGTCCCAGATCGAGCTCGGCAGCACGGCCCTCGAAATCGCCGAACACGCGCAGGCTCCCTACGTCTGCCGAGTCGCACTGATCGCGGCGCTGATGGACGAGGCGAGCATGGGCACGACGGCTCCTGGGAACGTGCTCCAGGCGCTCGGCGCCGGCGGCGCCCCGATCGGCTCTGCCGAGGAAGAGATCAGCGGCTTCCTCACCGGCAAGCCGGCGTGGACCGGAACGAGCGCGGTCGCCTACCACCGGGCGAACCCGCAGGCCCCCTTTTACGAGATCGCCCAGGAAGTCCAGAAATCGGCGACCTCTGACGGCTCCAACTACGCCAAGTTCGGCGACGAGGCTCGAGCGTGGGTCGATGCCTTTGAAGGCGGCGAATTCAGTGGGGCGAGTGGTGGCAGCGGATCCGTCACCAAGCCGTACAGGTATGAAGTCCTCGCCAAAGACGCCAACGGCAATCCCGAGGACTACTGGACGGCGATCAAGCGGCTCGCCAAGGAGGTCAACTGGCGCGCCTTCTGGGTCGCCGGCCGATTCTTCTACATCGACGAGATCGAGCTGTTTCGAGG